TTATTTCACACTCTCTTCTAAATACTCTACCGCATGATTTAACTCTTTTTTACTAGATTGTACTAATGTTGATAATACTTTTTGTTCCTTAGCTGTGTATTTATAATCACAATTTTCCCCACAAAAACTTTCGCTTTTTTTCACAAGTGTTTCAGCAAGAAATGCCTCGCCAAAAATTCCATACTTACTTATTTCTGCTTTTTTTTCATTTACAGACATCTCATCATTCTCTACGATATTTTCTAATTGCTCTGGCATTTCAGATAATTCCTTGTTCCATAACTTATAAAACTGTTCTGCCGTTTCAAAATCAGTCCCTGTCAATTCTTGAAAGTCACAATCTGTTATCTCCAAAATTGCCAAAGCTGAAATATAGGAGTTTAAACTGGAATACTCTTTACTTTCACCCTTTTCCTGCAAAAGCGGCACTGCTTCAAACCCCAAATTTACTATATTTTTATAATATTCATTATCAATATAGGCATATGGACTTGAACTCATTAATGTCTTTGTATCATAAGACTTCGCCATTGATTCAAAGTTTTCATCAATTACTGCGGCATAGGATTTTTGAGGTTCTAGTGGTTTTATATGTAATTTTTGAAATCCCAAAGCAGCTCCTGTGGCAATAGCACCTATACATATAACTGTTGCAAATGTAATCTTTGTTTTTTTCTTCATGTTCCACTCCTCCATTCTCGAATCAGCCGAAGTACTTGCTTGCGAACTGAGCCTTGCTGAGCGTCTTCATATCATAAACGTACTCAACAGCGGATGCGACATCCATGTCGGCTCCAGTAACAAGTTCCTTGACCAAGTGGGTGAGGTTGTTCTCACGGATGTAAGACTTCATAGCTTCGAGTTCCATCATCGTCTGTTCCTCCATAATCTTACCGTTTTGGTATGTTTTTCTGTATCTTCATTCTAACTTACCCACCACTGGTGTCAAACGAAATTTGAAGATTTATCGAAAAAATTTACAGAGTACATCTGGGAGTTTACCGTCGTTCAGTAGACCATGCCTTCCGGGTCAATGATGGCGCATTCCTTGCCGTGAACATAGTAGGCGTTGCCGCCCTTATCCACCCAGACCCGGCAATAGCCAGACAGCCCAATGTCCGGGCCGCTGGCTACGCCGTCCCACTCTGGCTTACGGGTCAGCTCCCCGACTACCGCAAAACCGATGTCCGCTGCATACCGGCGGGCAATGCTCTCAGTAGCAGGCATGAGCGGTATTGACGATGCAGCGAACCATCTTCTCGATGGCCTTGTCAATCGGGCAGTTCAGGAATGGAAGGTTCTTGTCAGCTACAATCTCACTTTCAAGTATCCAACCGTGCTCGTTACGAGCCTCAACCCAGCATCTGCCATCGGCTTCGCCGAGCTTGATTGAAAACGACAACTCCGCTTCATCGCAGTATTCGAGGTAACCCCAGAAGATGTAGGCCACATTCTTGCTGAGGCGTCTGACCGACCACTCCCAGTTGGGGTCGTTCTGGTTGGCCTCGGAAACCAACTGGCTAATCAGTTCCTTGTGTTCACGCAGATCATACATAGTTCTCAACCTCTTGACTTTCTCCTGCCCTCCTGATAAGATGGAAACGAGATGGGGCAGGTCCCATCCCGTTCCGACCGGCTAGGTTCCCACGTGGCTGTCAAACTTTGTGGGGGGACCTAGCCTTTACTGTTTCTTAGGCTCCTCGGTCTGCGGGTCGAGGACTCCGGCAATGCACTTAATGCACTCCGTCGCGTCCGCGTCCGTATGACCGTGAGCTTTCAGCCAGTCGATCAGACGAGAGGCTTCCAGAGCTGTCATACTGCACTCACCTTTCATTTTGCTACACCTCCTGCTCGTGCTTCCAACTTACCAGCCGGATGCCGGTAATTGTAGATAACTTACCTTTTTGGTAATTTATCTTAGTATCATTATAACTTACCCAACTGGTAAGTCAATCTGTTTTTTAATTTTTCCAAAATATTTTTTATATCCACTTGCTATTTGATGCCGAGCCGCTGGGAGCCTCTGAAAAGCCTCTGGATTTACGTTTTGATTACGGGTAAGAGTGTATTGGAAAATGTCTGGGACTTTCTGAGAAGGATTTGTCAAAAGTACATAACGAAATTTGGCTATTTTGAGAATTGATTTTTCTGGTGGAGCTGTTCCATCGGAATTTCCGTGCAAACAAAAAAATCCCCCTGCACCAGCCTTTTTACGGGTCATGGTACAGGGGGATTATCATTTTACGCTGACTTTGCGCTGACTCAGCCCAGATTCAGCGTATTCTGGACAGCAGCCTGCTTGGCGGCAACGTGGTTGGCGTCGATCTGAGCCTCAATACGATTTTCGAGGTACTGGGTCGTATCGCCGAAGTTACTCTTGATGTAGTCCTGTGCGTCACGGCTCATGCTTTTCAGAGCGGCAGACACGGCCCGCATGAGAGCTTCTTTCTGCTCGGCCTCATTGAACGTCCCGGCGGCTTTGAGGTCGTTGACGTAGGTCTGGTTCATCGCGGCCACGGCATTGGCAACGGCATCGCCGATTTCCCGGACGAGCCGCTGCACCTTGATGTTCTGAGTCTGGGCGTTGATTGCATCAACGGCAACTGCAATGCCTTTCTTGATGCAGGCGGTCACGATGGGAACGCAGACCAGCAGGGCAACGTACAGCAGACTTCTCGTAAACTCATTCATATTCGGTTACTCCTTTCATTCAGTGAACCTGATTCTTCAGGCTGTTCATCCGCTTATCACCTTCGATGGCGGCAGCGGTAAAGCTGTTGTTCTTCCACCAAGCAGCGACGCTGGCGGCAATGGTCAGGCCGGTGGTCACGAACTGCTCGACCTCCGAACTTTCGATGGGCAGCAGGGGCTTCCCGGCGGCGCTCGAAACCTGATTCGCCAGAGCGAACGCCAGAGCGGCCGTGCGGGCCAGCGTAGCGATGGACACTTTGCTATTCGTCATAGAGCATATCTCCTCTCACAGGTACTTATCAGCGCCAGACAGCGCCTTCCACGATGCGGGGCCGCAGATTCCGTCCACGGTCAGGCCATGCGCCTCCTGCGCCTTCATCAGGGCGTTTTCCGTACCCTCTCCGAACAGGCCATCAGCCTTCAGCTTCAGGAGCTTCTGGAGCATGATGGTGGCGCTGCGGTTTGCAGGCCCGGTGCATCCCCGGCGGATGGTGGGAAGCACGAACTTGTTGTAAGTCGTGCTGGGGTACTTTCCCGGCGTGGTGCAGAGCCACGTTGCTTTCGTGCTGCGGGTGTCGGCGTGGACAAAGGCCCCACGGCTGTGCCAGTAGATACCGATGCCGCCGAACCCGACGGCCTGAGCAAGGATGCCCAGTGCCACCGGGTTGATGCTGCGGTTCTCCGTCCTCCAGTCCGCCGCCATGCCATAGCGGTGCTTGGAGTTCTGGCTTCCGCCCACAGCCGCATTGTGCGTGATGCAGCGGTAGCCGGACGTGATCTTCAGCGGGCGGTCTACCTTGTCCCGGATGAGCTGGAGCTTTTCGGCCAGCTCCGTGTCAACCGACTGCTGTCCGCAGCCGCAGGGACACTCGAACTCAGACTTGGTAAAGTTCTTGGTGAGCGCGGTCTTATCCCCGCGCTGGAACGTAATGATGCTCAACTTGCACACCTCCTAAAAACCGATTTGGGTGAACACATAGCCGAGAAAAGCACCGATGATGGCCGTTACTGCATAGCCGACGGCCTTACGCCACAGCTCTCCATCGCGGCTCTCCAGAGTTTCCAGCCGTTTTCCCTGCTTTTCCTGCTCCCTGACCAT